TCCGCATTGGCATTGGTGCGGGCAATGTTGATCGCCATATCGACGTTGTAGTCCTTGTCGAACAGACCGATGAGATGATGCATCCCTTCTTCAACTTTAAGTTGGGCTGATCGAAAGGTGGACTGCAATCCGGCTGTCATGGTTGTCCAAGCATCGGAGAGGAACGATGTGGTTTGCACCCAGAGGATGCGCAGACCATGCCAGGCATCGACGAGGACTTTGGTCACCTTATAGAAGGCTTGGCTGGCGACATTGACGATGGTGTACTTGAAGCTCTGCCACAGTGATTCGACTTGATAGATGCCACGTTGCCATTCGACTTTGAGTGCTTGCCAGAGGATTTTCGCAGCCATGCTTAAATCGCCAGATGCCAAGGCATCGCGGATTCCCTGCCAAGCTACAAGGGCACGATCTTTGAGTTCGCCGAACCGATCACTGAGCCAGTTAAGCGTTTTGCTGGCAATGTCCGTCATGCTCAGGATCGCAATGCCGATGCCTGCTGCCGCGACAATGACCAGCCCCATGGGTGAGATCAATGCGCCCAGTACCGTGAGTAATGTGCCGATGACACCAACGCTGCCGGTGATGATGCCCGACAACCCGCCGAAGATAAATGCCATTGCCTGGGCTGCGATGCCGGTGGTCATCAGGATCACGCCGACAGCGGCAATACCGGCAATCACCAGTGCAGCGGATCGCACCAGTGACTGATTTTTACTAAGCAGATCAATGATCATGCCTGCATACTTGGACACAATGGCCGCCGCCTTGGCGACGGGTTCACTTAAGGCTTCGCCCATGATGCCAAGCACGATAATGCCTGCCTGCTTGATGCGATTAAAGGCATGCGTCAACGTCTTGCTGAGTTTGGCATAAGCCTTGTCAGCCAGGCCCGCGCGACTCTGCATCGCATCCAAGTCGGATTCAAAACCTTTGAGGTTGTTCAGTGCGGGGACGATGCCACGCAAAGCAGCCGAATCTGGGAACAGTTTGGCCAGGACATCGGGCGGGAGCTTGGCGAGTTTTTCCATCACGCCGTGCAGCCCCTCCGTCTGCAACGTCGTGGTGTTCATCTCAAAGCCAAGCTCATGTGCCAACTTGGTAGCTTCGGCGCTTGGTTTAAGGAAGCTGCGCAGAATACCGTTGACCGAATCAATGGCCGTGGTGGTGCGTAGGCCGTTGCGGGTCAAGGTGGCGATCATCGCACCCAGTTCATCCAGCGGCAATCCCGCGCTGGCAGCAGTCGATGCGACCATACCGATCTGTGGGGCCAGTTCGGCAAACGTGGTTTTGCCGCGTTGCACAATGCCAAACAACCAGTCGGAGATATCGCCAGCTTGTTCAGCCACCAGGCCATAACTGTTGAGCACCGTGGTGATGGCATCCGCTGCGGTGCGCGTGTCGGTGAGTCCGGCTTTAGCTGACTTGGCTGCAACGCCCAACACATCCAATGCCTTGGCTGGGGCGATGGAAGCCGAGAGGATGTCATACAAACCACCGGACAATGCTTCGGTGGATTCACCAAAGCTGACCGCCATTTTGCGGATGCCTTTGGTAAAGCCATCCATATACTTCTCGGCATCCGAATCCGAGAGCATCGTGACGACGGTGGCCATCTGCTGCTGAAAATCCGCATAGATTTTCAGGCCAGAGAGCAAAGGCACCGCCGCCACGGCAGACACAGCGGTCAGTCGCTTGCCGATTTCACCAACGCTCTTACCGAAGGCTTTGACGCGCTTTTGGGCTTTGTCGAGACCACGGACTAACTTGCTGTCCTGTGTGGTCAACTCAATGTACGCAGCCCCGGCACGAATATTCCGACTGTTGGCGATACCTGGCGACATGCTAAACCTTTTTTATTTACCGCCAAGACGCCAAGGACGCCAAGATCGGATGAGATGAAACATGATTGAAAAAACGGATAAAAACTTATCTGGCCTTGACGCCCCCGGGGGCTTGGCGTCTTGACGGTTCAAACAATTAGGTCGTGGCAGTCGAAGCCGCCCCCGGAAGAGTGGTCGTCTTGCGCCCTTCGTCCAGGCCCTTGTTGAAGGAGGCTTCTTTTTCCTTGCGAAGTTTGCCAGAGCCGAGGAACAGGCCGAGTAAACCCGAAGCCGCTGGCAGCAGCGGCCCGAGCATGGGGACACCTGCAACCGTGGGACCGATTTCATCGAGAGCTGACAACGACAACTGGTTGACCATGTTGCGGATCTCGTTGGCATGTTCGATGTTGGATTTCCACTGGCTACCAGCGGTTTGCATGTGCTGATACCAGAGTTGGTATTCGCTTTGGGCTTCATTGAGCGAGATATTGCTGGCAAGCCCCGTCTGCTGCTGGATGGTGTTGGGCGTTTTGACGTGGATCATGTCGCCCATGTCGCAGCCTGCAAAACTCAGCAGGCCGAGAACGACAAACGTAAGGATGAACAGAAAGATCAGGTGATTGGTTTTCATGGTGAATTTTTCCTTGATGGAATGAAAGTTTTCTTGAGTAGCGCCATCGCATCGTCGGTGTCCAACGGGATCACTTGCGATGACTGGCTTTGGGCGAACGGATCAAAGTCCGCTGCCTTGAACGTGTGGGAACGATTGAACGTGAGTAAGTTGGCAAGCAAGGCCATCAGGTTGGATGTGTGCAACCAATCCTGTTTCTGGCGAGACTGGGACATCTCGTAGAGTTCACGCAACGTGAACGGATCGGGATGGACGCCGAGGATGCCTGCCAGTTGCCAGATCATGTCGTGACAGGTTGCAGCAGGTGTTCGAGTTGCTGCTGCAACTCCGGACTGTCCAGTTGTTGGCTGGCGATTTCCAGGGCTTTTTCCTCGACCTGGCGAAGCTTGGCCAGTGCTTTCTTGAGCACGGTTCGCTTCGCTGCGGGGAAAAAATCCGCCAACTCCTGGAGCAATGCCGTGGTCGCATGATCGATGACGTCACCTGCCAGTGCCTGCCCGAACTGCTCGTCCGTCACGTTGGCCGATTGAGCCTGTTGCTGGCAGATGGCATAGAGCACATCGCAGAGCAGGATCGGATCGGTGGACAGTTTTTCCAGCAGATGGGATTTGCTGTCCAACACATCGAGCAGATTGATACCGACGAGTGCCTGAACCCGCTTGATGGTGGCGACAGTGATCTGCACGGTCCAAACATTATTGGATTGGTCTTTGAAGGTTTGCATTAGCTGGCACCTCCATCCACCCAAGCCGGTGCGCGGGTGACATAGGTTGGCTTGACAGTCACATTGACCGTGATGGCTTCTTCGAGCGGTTCGTTGCGCGTGAAGTTGGTGACCGAGAAGTCAGCGTCCAGGCCACTACCGCCTTCACCATCGAGCACAGCCAAGGCGATGGCATCGTCGTTGAAGTACGCATTCTTGATGGCCGTGAAGCCGGTGTCGTCCGGATCCCAACTCATCGTGAACTCTACACTACCATTTTTGAGTGTGGCGACTGTAGCGCGCCAACCATTGCTGGCACGCGTGGTGATATCCGCTTCGCCTTTTTCCAGGTTAAGCGTGACATCTTTCACGTTGGTCAGTTCGGTGGTTGCGGTTGCGCCGGCCGCGCCGTGGTATAGCTTGGCCTGCATCCCTAAACGGATGGACATGAAATTCTCCTTGTTTTAAGGGGTTTTGTGTGTTATCTATCGAATCGAGCCTGCCCAGAATCGGGGCAGACGCGGTAGGTTTTTATTCAAAGCCGGTCCCATCAAAGGTCTCCGAGGGTAACGATGCCCACGGAACGTGCCGCCGAATTCGTGAGCCATGGCTGACGGGCCAACGTTGGCGAAACCGGGGCCGATCAGCACACGGTCGTTGCCTTCCCGGGCATAGACGATGGCACGCCGCAGTTGGCCGTGTCGTGTATGCGGTGGCGAACCGGGCAACGAATACCGCTTGCTGACGCGGATGCTGCGCCGGGCTGTCAACCGAATCGCCGCCCCGGCATGGCCCAGGCTTTCAAAACTCGCCTTGGCCATCTTCTGCCGAATCAGCTTCTTGTTGAGGCCCCCGGAAGCACCCGGTGGTTTGTAATAAACACGCAGCATCAACACCTCACTTGGTAATCCGGTACGTCAACGTCAGCACCGACGTGAACACCCGCTGTTGGGCAAGATGATCCGAGGCATACACCGGGTCATTCTCAATCTTGAGCCAGATCGCGTTGGGCATCCCTGTCAGCGTCTGGCCTTTCAGGTGGTCAGCGATCTGCTCCACCAGTTGGCACAGTCCTGCAACCGCTGCATCCATTTCAGCCTGCGTGACGGTCAGTTTTTGCTGCACGCCGATGTCCACCTGGCAGTCATACTGACTGAGACGGCGCGTGACACTTTGAATCTGCACGCCACGCGGGACAACACTGATGGTCATCTCACGCAGTTGAGCCAGGTCATGAATCGGCAGCACCAAGCGTTTGGCGTTGGTGACGATGCCGGATTGGTTTACCTGACTGGTGACAGCGTCGGCCAGGTCAATGAGCATTTTCATACTTACCCCCGAACCAAACTGAAAAGAATATTGACCATGCTTGTAACCCCGGCCCCTGCGATCAGCCACATCCATCGTGCATGGCGGATCGCATTTTGTTCCAGGCGATCCAGACGGATGTTGATGCCCGGTTCACCATTGCCACGGATGGCATGGTCCAGTCGGTCGAGCTTGTCGTGTAGTTCCTTGAACTGCTGGGCACTGCCGACATCCTGTTGATTACATTGATTCATGCTTGAGCGTCTCCCAGTAAACGGGTGTGGATACGGAGGGTGGTGTGATACGGGTCGCAGTAGCGATAGCAGCCGTCGTCACCAAAGTTGGTGATCTCATATTGCTTGTCGTCCATCGTCAGGACATCACCGGGCGTGGGCTCGAACTCTGCCGGAAAATCCTCAGCATTGATCAGAAAATCCCATATACTCGACTCGGTGGTGACGCCGCCGACGGTGGACTTTTCATCCTTGCTGATGCCCGGCGAGGCATGGACGGTGTACGAGGATTCGCCTTGTTGGTAGGCAACCTCCTGCGTACACCATCCAGCCCGCACCTTGGCCAGCCACTGCATGCCGATCTTCATGAAGTCTTTGGACATGCACATGGACTCCTGTTAGGCGGTGAGTTTGACGCGGACGGTGGCGTCGTTGTCACCGGCATTGCTGACGGCTTTGCCCATGTACGTGCCGTCGGCCGACTCGAGGGTCACCTGTTTGACCAGCGCCTGCCAGTACAGCTTGGTGCCGATGGTGATCGCCGTACTGGGGCCCGCCATCTTGGGCATCTCGAAAATGCCGGTGACACTGAGGCTGCCCAACTCACCAGCGGCGATGTCAAGTTTGGCCACGCCCACCAAGTCGCCTTGAACCACCACCGTACCGGCGGCGATGTCGACGGAGGGGGTGTAAACGATGCTGTCACCGTCCTGAACAAAAACTGCATTCATAAAAGGATGCTCCTTGCAAAGTGAATAGAATCAGAAAAACGCCTTGTTTTAAGGGGTAATTACGCTTCCCCTTTGAGTTTCACAGCGCCACGGTGGTCCTGTTCCCGCACGCCGAAGTCGATGTACCCGCGGAACTGTACTCCGAGCGTTGAAAAATCTGCGTCGGTTTTTTCGACGGTGGGACGATCCACGCCGTTGAGGAACGCCACCTCGATGGCCGAGAGTCGATTGGGATCGGCCAGCAGGTACCACGCCTTGTTGGAGGCGTTGGTGAAGCTGGTGTTGGACAGGTAGACACTGGACACCACATCGAACTTGCCGGCATGCGGGTTGGTCGACGGCTTGGGTTTGTTGGTTGTGGTGGTCTCGTTGAGTTGCAGGCTCTTCATGAGCATTTCAGCCGCGACTTTCAAACCCGGCGGTACCAGCAGTAGCGACGGCATGATGCCCAGCGGCTTACCATTGGGTTTGACCTGCTGGGCAAAGAGGATTTCCGCAGCAGTGAGACCGTCGATGGACAGCGCGGTATCGGCACCTTCGCTGTAGTTGTTGTGATCGGCATGGAAAAACGCCTTGCCATCGGACTGAACGGGGTTACTCAACCACAGCGCCCACACCGCTTCGGCGATGGCCTCGGCAGCACCCATACCGATCTGGCGCGGGATGTCGGTGAAGGCACCCAGGTCATCGTTGATGATCATCTGCCGGGTCAGCGCGAACATGATGCCGTGGGTATCAGCCTTCTGCCCAAACTGCTGTTCATCAAGCTGGCCATGTTTGATCTCGCCGTCAGGGCCCACCTGCTGGAACTTGAACGAACCGGTCATGCGATAGCGCGTGTGCTCCTTGAAATCGTTGACGCTGGCGATCTTGGCAATGCGACGCCAGGCATCCTCGACATAGTTGTAGCCCTCGAGCAGCATCTTGTTGGCGATGTTGGAGAGGACACCCGGCAGCGACGCGCTGCTGAAGGCAGCCTGCAACCAGCCGGTGGCATCACGGCGAAAGCGGGGAAGTTGCTGGCCACTGGCCATCTCGCAAAATTCCTGCACACCGATGCCACGGAGTTTGTCGGCGGCTTCCAGCACCGGTTCGGCATACAGCGCCTGCACTCGGCTGCTGGGCAGGCCGCTGGCCATCAGCGCCACGGCTTCGAACACCTGCGGGTTACTGGGGCGGGAAGACTGGCCGGTTCCCCGGATGGCCACCGGCACCTGCGGGCGCGACGCACGGAGGACGTGCAATTCGGTCTTGGTCACATCCCAACCTTCCTCGATGGCCTGCGCTTCGATGTCCGGATGTTTGCCGGCACAGGTGCTGCGGATGGCCTGGATGCGACGGGTTTCCTCAGCCATCTGACGACGCATCTGCATCATCGGGTTCTGATCATCCGGCCGCTGGGCATCCGACACATCTTCCATTGCACGTGCGGCGAGGGTGGCAGGACGTGCGGGCGACGGGGGCGGCGTCGGATCTTCCGGTGTCGGGGTGTTGATGGTCGAAGGTGTGGCCGGTTTGGGATCGGTGACGACGGTGGTGGTTGCTTGGTTCTGTGTACCATGCGGCATAGACGATTGCTCCTTGCTGTTGGCTGCGATGCGGGCAGACGTAGACGAGTCTGCCCCGTTGTCGACGAATGAGATTTCCTTGAGGACGGCCTTGCGGACGACGTGGATCGGGCCGTCAAATGTCCGGCCATTGACAGTGACGTTCTGGCCGTTGGGAATGAACTGGGCATCGATGACAGCCGCGCCGATGCTGGCCTGCCAGGGGAATCCGTTCTGGCCGCTGCGGATGACGTCACGTGCCCAACTGGTGTCACGGCTGACAAGGCCCTCGGCAATGAGGCTGCCATTCTCAACAGCGACGCGCTGTGTGTGGCCGACACCTTGGCGTGAATTGTGATCCAGACGAACGGGGATGTCCTGGCGGTCAATGCCTAAACCTTCGAGGTCCACCACGACAGGATGCGGGAATCCTTCGATCCGCATCAAGCCACCTGTGTAGGCAACCATCCTGAACTGGGGAATGCCACCCCCGGAAGCAGTTTTTTCCCCGGCAGCCTCAATAGTCAGCGGACAGGTGAACGACAGTTGGTCAGGCAGTTGGGTTGGCGACAGTGTCATCGTCATGTACGTTGGTCTCCTGAGAATTTGAAGATGATGAAGAAGGTTGAGCAGACTGACTCTCCGATGTCGTCAGCCCAAGTGTTTGCATGAGTCGGGTTTCCTTGGCACGCTGGCGAAGCTCGGTTTCCCAGTCCTTGCCCTGACGGGCATATTCAGCAGCCAATGTGGTTGTGTGACTACTTAAACGTTTGGCCTGAGCGTTGGCTTCTTTGGCCGGATCGACATGCTCCGTCCCATCAAAGAACCATCCTCTTACCAGTGGCATGGGCCGTCCCGACAAGGTGGGCATACTGCGTAGTATGGAAAGCTCAGGCGTGAGCATCGCCTCGCGTATCCATGCGTTGAAGATTTGATCCAGCACGATTTCAGCAAGATGCATCTGTTCCACGCGAATGGACTTATAGTAGGTCTGATGGTCCAAGCGTCCCGAGGCGTAGTTGTAACCCGACGAATTGCAGGCGGCGATGTTGTAGGGCAGGTTCATGCAACGCGCGATCTCGTTAAGAATCTCGCGCTTGAATTCGGCATAGGTGGTGGTGGGTTGCTGCGAATCGATCTGGCCTAATCGCCAACCGTCGGGCAACACTGTGGCCATACGCTTCTCCAGGCTGACAATGTCCATCGGATCAAGGGCTTGGGCTTCGCCGTTGGCTGGCGAATCGGTGTACAGCACCGCAGCAAAGTCGGCGGCGGTTTCGGCGGCGGCGATGACGGCCAGCGTGTATCGACGCAGTTGGGCAAAGAGCGGCAGTGCCGGAGTGATCTCTGGAATGCCGCGATGCTGCTCAGGCCGATCCGCGCGGAACCAGTGAATCACCGAACCGGCAGGCACCTCGTCATATTGCGACATCCATGTGCTGTAGTTGCCCAAGCCACCGGGATGCTGACGCAGGATGGAATAGAACTGAGGATTGCCAAAGCTGTCGAGAATCACACCGTCCACATCATTGCGTGTCGGCAACATCACCGACGATGGTGACGCGATGCGATCCGCTTCGATAAGTTGCAGATCAAGAGCAACAGGCGAATCGATGTTGGGATTGAAAGACAGGACACCGAACGCTTCCCCATCCGTGCTCTTGGCCATCCGCATGGTGCGGAGCTTGGATGCCAGGCTGACCGCCTTGCTCCACTGGTCAAAGGCTTCTTCGATCTGGCGATTCAGCGCATCATGCTTGGTGAGCAATTGCAGACGCGGCCCTGTACCGATGCAGTCATTGGCCATCGTCAGCACGATGCCCTTGGCATAGCTGTTGTTGGCCACCTCATACCGGGCACGTTCGCGCAGTTTCTTGCGGATGTCCGCAGACGCTGCACAATCAGCCGACATGGCATCGGCCATCGCCCAGTGGCGGGCATTCTCTGCCGTGGTCTGCGCCGCGTCATAACGCGCCCGCACCACATTGGCCACCGGCACGCTACGCATCTGCTGTTGGCGTTGCACCTGCTGCTTTGATTTTTTGAGCCAGTTACGTAATTGCATCAAACCGTGCCCCCGGGATTGATCTTAAAAATCTTCACACCCAGTCCTTTGGACTGGGCTGCCTTCTTCGATGCCAGGTAACGATCCACGGCGATCTGATCTTGCAGCGGATGCTGCTTAACGTGCTGGCCGTCGACTGACACCTCAGCCGGTGCGGTAGCGTTTTCCTCAATGGTGTTTTCAAGTGAGTCGGTCATGATTTCCCCTCGGCCTTTTGTGGCGTGGCTACATTACTAATTGCCGATACCCCCCAAAATTTGAGAGTGGTTTTTGCCAAAAAACTGAAAAAAGTGCAGATTGTTGAGTAGGGGAGTAACTGAGATATAAAAACTAGTGTCGTTGCATATCAGAAAGTTTTATGCGCGGACGCGATTGCACACTGCGCGACTCGACACCAGCCAATGCAACACCTTGAATCGACGCGCCCACTGCACAACCGACCAAGCAATCCAGCCAGTGGTTATCCGGGCGCGTGGCACGAAGTTTCCACTCATCAACGGTACGACCCTGCGCCATGGATTGAACGCGGTATTCCGCCGTCAGGTGATCGGCAAGCAGGCGATGGGTCTTGTCGTCACGGCCATACAGGGACATGCAGCCCGGATCACCCATCGACACAGATAGGCGGGCATGCACGAAGGTCTTCCAGTAATTGGTGTCGATCAGGGCATGACGCACCTGTCGTTTGCCCACGGTGTTGGGGATTCGCCAGTGCAGACCGACGCGATCCCCACGTTTACGTCGGTACTCACTAAATGGCATGCTCGACGCACCGACGTAGCGGCCATGGCTGGGCAATAGCAAGCCTGCGTGGGTACTCTGCCGACAGAACTGATACACCACATCGGTGGACTGTCCCCAGTTTGCATCGATCAGACAACGGTCGATGCGCATGTCCGCGCCGTCGTCTCGGTGATAGGTTGATGCCAGCTTCTCGGCGATGAGTATGTCCAATCCGGCGTAAATCTGCCCCTCAAGCCCTGCGCCGGGTGCGGCACGACTGATCGTGGAACGAACATCACGTAATGTGTAATAGGCTCGTTTCTGCTCAGGCCATGTCCCGTAGTCCACGATGTAACCTGTAAAATTCTCCTCCCAGGCGCATAGCATCCAGAACAATACCTTTTGCTGGACGTCGATGAACATGGTCAGATGGTTGCAGGCCAATGGGATAATGCTCTGAGGGTGTCCATTGGTTTTGGCAGCAATTGCATCGGCGGTCAGCATCTCCTCACCGACGGATTCGATGATGGGCTCGTTTTGATATTCAGCAAAGAATGCAGCCTCATCACGCAGACGCAGGTTCATCGCATGCTGGAGGGCCGACAACTCATCCTCGTTGAAACGCTCTGGCCAGGCGACGATGCTGCCTGTATCCATGGCCACCCGATGAGCACGGTAAAATTCAGTGGCCTGTGATCCGTCGCCGTCATTACGCAAACTGTCAGCACGGATTTCGGCATACTTGGCCCAGAGCTTATCACTTCCTGAGGCGGGAAAGGCATACACCATCTTTGTGCGCTCGCCTTGCCACTCGGGATGCTTATCACGATCCAGGATATTGTCGGCCATGTCAGCAGGCCGGATCACCGTGCAGGCCATGAGTCCCGCGATCTTCTTGCCGGGTCCAGCCATACCCAACACATCGCCAGCTAGGATCGCTTCACGACGTTGGCTTTGCGATGGCGACCATGCCGATTCGGTAGTCTGCGGGTCGTCAACCAACACCAATTGCGGACGCACCACCTGCCCATCGGCCCGGGCATAGTTCTGTCCACGGATGTCACTGCCCTTCATGCCACTGGACGAGATAACGATACCCGATGACAGACTGCCTTCGATCACCGGCAAGACCACACGATCAGACGACCAGTCGATGCGCGTCGGCACGCCCTGATACTTTTGCCCCTTCTGACGGTTGGTGATCCGCTCCAGGCACCGGATGGGATACGTGACCTCCGGAAAATCTTCCTGCAATAACGGGTTGGTCTCCAGCCATATCTTGATGTTTTCCAGCAGGTCCCGGGCACGTTCGGCACTGGCGGCAACCAGGCAGATGAACGGCGATGCACCGATTAGCGCTGCCCACAACACTGCGGCCTGGCACAAAACCGTTTTTCCTGATCCGCGCGGCATGGCCATCGCAAACAAACCGCCGGTGCGAACGGCCTTTTCGATCTTCTCAATCACCCGCAGGTGATCATCCGACCACGGCAAGTAAAACACTTCAGCAAAATATGTCTCACAAAAACATCGGAACGATGCGATGCAACGGGCTTTGCGATCAGGATCAACGACCGCCGGTATCTCGCCGATGTCCTGTGCCGAACGCACGGCCTCTGCATTGCGCTCGGCCTGACGTGCTTTCTGCTCTTCATAACTCAAAGGACCAGACTTGGGCTTGGCATATTCCAGCGTCAGCCAAGCGGCATAGCGGAACAAATCCACCGTCTGTGGATTGGACGGATCACTGATGCTGTAACCAGCACGATTGCGGTGGCGACGCAACTGGAATTCCGTCAATGGTTCAGCATTGGGAATATCAACCGCATTGACGATGCGCAGCAGATCGGCTGGTCGGAGTTGGCGTGGGTTGAATGACTTTTTACTCATCGTTCATTTCCTCCATCTCCGGTCGTGCCAGAAATGCCACATACTCGATCAGGCTGAACGTGCCATCGGCGCGGAGCAACTGGCCGTCATCGATGACCTGTTGAATCTGCTCTTCATCGATCCTGCGATTAAACGCCTTGGACAGAATCTGTGCTGCCTGCGGCACGGTCATCGCCGTCATTCTCAATGTTTTTGGATGATCTGTAGCTTGTGTCATCAGAATTCAAAAAAGCCTTAAAAATAAGGGTAAAAGCTGTGTAATGGCCTTGATGTTCATCGAAACATGAGGCTCAATGTGTCTGTAACGCGAGCACGAAAGGAACCAACAAAATGAACGCCAAAACCACCAAGCGTAAACAGGCATACAAGGACGCAACGGTCAACGAGATCGCCCAACGCTTCCTTGGCATCGACACCTTGCAGACACGTAAGAGCGACACGCTCGACTTCCACGACTGCGCGGTCTGGACCATCAAGGAGGCGTTGGAAGCAGCCTTTGAAGCCGGACGCAAGGCTGACCATTAACCCCTCGCATAGGAGAAACACATACATGCGAATCACACGAATCGAATTTGTCGGACAAACAGGCATCTTCGCCATCCTCAAACGCCCACACGATGCCAAGCAGATTGAGGTGGAGATTCTGCAACCCAACAAGGAAGGCACGCATTGGGTCAAGGCAGACGATGAGGATGAACTCTTTGCGATGGCAGCCTTCCTGCAGGAATTGCTCGACGGCCACCAAGGCAATATGCAAGAGGCAGCCCTGTATTACAACCCACTACTTTGCATGAGCGACATCGGAATTTGAGGAACCACGATGATCACCAAACATAAAAAAGCAAACGCGTACGAAGCCTATGCCCAGCACCGCAAGGACATCAACAGTCTGATGCTCTGGTTGGAACTCGAACTTGCAAAGCACCGCATCAATGCCAAGAGCCAACCCAATAACTTCGGGATGACTGGCGATCTTGAATGCCTGAAGAGACAACTGACCGACGCACTGGCCTCGCTCTCCCACAGCGAACCCAATGAAATCCAAGACCTGCTCAGCAATAGTCGCTGAGCATTTTTGTTTACACACTTTCACAAGGACAAAACCATCATGAAACAAGAAGACATCCAAATCGGCGGCACGTATCTGGTCGGCCTTGCGGGCAACCTGGTCCCAGTCCTGATCACTGAAGACCATCCCTCGGGTACAGGCTGGCATGGCAAAACGGTCAAGACGGGCAAGCAAATTGTGATCCGCTCGGCCCAGCGTATTCACCGCGCCGTGGACAACGACAAGGACGCCAGTGCTGCCAAACAGGGCAAACGCACACCCAAGGCGACGACGGATACCACCGACACCAAAGAACGCGACACGGGTAAACCTACCACGACGGGTGACGACCAGGACGCTAAGCCGATGAGCCTGATCAATGCGGCAGCCCACATCCTGGCTCAAGGCAAACAAGAACCGATGAATTGCAAGGACATCGTCGAACAAGCCATCAGTCAAAAGCTCTGGCAACCCGGCAAAGGGCTGACGCCGGCCAGTACCCTTTACGCAGCCATCGGCAGAGAAATCAAAACCAAAGGCCCAAACAGCCGATTTGTGAAAGTCGAACGCGGTAAATTCACCATGTCCTCTATAAGCTAAGCATTTCAAATTCTCGAACATCCAACAATCCCGGTATTTACTGGGATTGTTTTTAAGTGACCATTGCATATGGTGTTGCTTATCCATAAACTGATTTCCAATCATTCCAGTCTTTTCGGGGTAGTTGGTCGTGGAAACTCAAATTTCCCTGCATGGACGCCAGATGCACAGCATCTTTGAACTGCTGGGGACAAAAGAAAATGACATCACATACAGCCTGGGCTGGGCGCTTGCTGAAAGTAAGCAGTTGTGCAATGCATTGATTTCCCGTTTATTTTCCAATGCAGATCAAATCAATATTGACCGCATCGAACTCCAATCAAACAAACGCAATCAGGGCATTACGGATATTGAATTATTAGGCTCGGAATTACATGTTATTATCGAAGCCAAACGAGGTTGGAATCTCCCAACTATTCGGCAATTGGAGTTGTACACTCCGCGCTTTGAACGGCAACCCAAAAAATTCTCTGCTGTAGTGACAATGTCTGAATGCAGTTCTGAGTATGCCCAATTGAATTTACCGATATCCGTTGATGGATTTCCCGTCATACATATTCCTTGGAAAGAAATTGCTGAACTTTCATGTATTCCGCGGGGAACACATGCCGAGAAGCGACTCCTCGGTCAGTTACGCACGTACTTAAGCAGGGTTGTAAAAATGCAAAACCAAGAATCCAATCAGGTTTACGTCGTCTCACTATCCAGCGGGAAGCCAGACTGGTTGCCTTGTACGTGGGTTGACATCGTTCAAAAGCACCACAGCTATTTCCATCCAGTTGGGGGCAACGGGTGGCCCAAGGAGCCACCGAATTACATTGGGTTTCGATATAATGGGAAGTTGCAATCAATCCATCACATTGAAAAATGGAAAATATTCACTGATCTTGCCAAATCGATAGATGGACTTGGCCTTGCATCAATCCAGTGGCCACCACATTTTGTATATACGCTTGGTCCAGCCATAGTCCCTCCTAAGGTTGTGAAATCTGGCAAGGTTTACCGCAATGGTCGCGTTTGGGCATCACTTGACTTACTACTTACTTGCGACACAGTTTCCGAAGCACGGGATATAACCCAGAAACGTCAAGATGAAAATTGACACTTCATTTACTTGGTAATGCGCGATGCCTTCACACCAGTGAATTCTTCCCATCGCTTCACAATCACGTCGCAATACAGCGGATCGATTTCCATCAGGAATGCATGACGGTCGGTTTGTTCGCAACCCATGAGCGTCGATCCGCTGCCGCCGAACAGGTCAAGAACGTTTTCACCGGGTTTGGACGAATACTGAATGCAGCGAACAGCCAATTCAACGGGTTTTTCTGTCAGATGCACCATAGCCTGAGGGTTGACCTTCTTGACGTGCCAGAGATCAGTGGCATTGTTTGGCCCGTAAAAATGATGGCCTGCACCTTCCTTCCAACCATAGAAACAAATCTCAAATGCCCCCATGAAGTCCTTGCGGGTAAGGACCGGGTGCTGCTTGTCCCAGATCACGCCCTGGCTGAAATACAATCCTGCTGCTTTGATTGGTGCGGGATAGTTGCCGAGGTTGGCGTAGCCGCCCCAGATGTAGAATGAACCGCCGGGCTTCATGACACGCGACGCATTGGAGAACCAGGCCAACAGCATCCTGTCGAAGTCTTCATCACTCACGAAGTCATTGGCCAGAGGGCGATCCTTGGCACGCATCTTCTGCTTGGCCTTCTTGGCATCGGTTGCACCACGTGCCTGATCAAAGCCTTGGTGATGGAGTTGAGCTTTCTTACCACCGAAGGAACTGAGCCCCGCAGCGATGGCGGTGCTGCTGCGAGGCTCAACTTTCACGTGGTGTAGGCCAGGGAATCGCACCCTGACCCCAACCCCGAACCGGACGTGCAAGTTTCCAAGCATCCGGCTCTCCAAATGTTTCTTGGCTTCACTTTGCATCATGC